CGGACTGCTCGCGCTGCTCGGGCTGCTCGGACTGCTCGCGCTGCTCGTACTGCTCGGACTGCTCGGGCTGCTCGGGCTGCTCGGACTGCTCGCGCTGCTCGGACTGCTCGCGCTGCTCGGGCTGCTCGGACTGCTCGCGCTGCTCGGGCTGCTCGGACTGCTCGCGCTGCTCGGGCTGCTCGTACTGCAAAGACAAAAACGAGGTTGAACCCGGCAAAGCCTGGAAGATGCCCGAGGTGCCTGTCGTCCCCGATATTCACAAGGCCGTCTACGAGGCGGCGAGTCAACCGGGGTGCCTCGACATGAGCCTATGGCACTGCGGCACGACGCACTGCCGCGCGGGGTGGGTGGTCACGCTCGCGGGTGAGGCCGGCAAAGCGCTCGAAGCCGTAACCTCGACGCCGTTCGCGGCGATGCAGATATACCGCGCATCCGACCCGACCTGGCGCATGTCTAACTTCTTTGCCGACAATCAAGAAGCGCTCGCGGACATGAAAGCGATGGCGGAGCGCGGATATGCGGGCCACGGAGAGGCGCCGTGAACGCATTCAAGCGCTGGCAGACCTACGTGCCGGAGTTCGAGTCGTAACGCCCCCAGGAGCGAGAGATGGTGAAACGATTTAACGCGATACCCGTGGGCCGATTGGCTCATGACATGCGCGAATGCGTGCCAGCCTCCGACTACGACGCCCTGCAAGCGCGATGCGAGAGGTTGGAGGCGGCAAAGATTGCGGAGTTGAAAAAAGCAATCTGGGAGCTAATAGACGAGTGTGATTTGACGTGCCTGCGGGCGAACGAGGAAATATCAGAATCCGAGGGATGCCCGTGCGTCGTGTGCCTAGCCCGTGTTGCCGCGCTGCGCGAGCCGGGGTCAGCGGTGGACCGGAGAGGTGAGCCTACGTGACCGGTGACGGCCTCAAGTTTTCCGGCGATTGGAGCAAGGTGCTTTGGTCCAAGACCTCACCCTACGAGGGCGATCCGACGTGTCTCTGCTCGTACTGCGGGGCAATGATCCCCGAAGATACGATCGCGTTGCGGATGTGGAAACAGGACTCCGAGCCGATGCTAGAGGCGCGCTTTTGCGATGGCTGCGCCGAAACATACTTCGGCATTCAGCGGTTCGATTTGCCGAACGACGACTGGGACGGCGAATGGAGAGATGAGCATGGGTGAGCACAAGCTAGCCCGCGTCAAATCGCACGGCTGGGAGGAAATACCGCTCCCGCCGCAGGCCGACCGGAATTTGACCGACAACGGGGTGAAGGCGTACCGCAAGGGCGCATGTGCTTGCTTCGTCGGCCATGAGCCACGTCCAGGCGCACCGGGCCTGCACTGGCACCTGTCGATCAGTTGCAGGGACCGCTATCCGACGTGGGAGGAAATCCACGACGCGCGGTATTGCCTGTTGCCCATGGGACTGACGTTCGCGCAGATTTTGCCGCCGCTAAACGAGTACATCAACATTCACCCGAACTGCTTTCACCTGTGGGAAATCCCGTGGGAGACGCCGTGATGCACGGTAGCGTGTGGGACGCTCGGACGATGGTTGCAGTCGAGGCCCGTTCACGTCGCCGATGCCATTGCGGATGCAAAAGCCGGGCGACGCATCGAGGGTGCGGCAACGGTATTGCCCTGGTTACGGGTTGCCAGCTTTACATCCGCCGATGGGTCCGCGACGGGATCAACACATGCTCACCTTCACGCCGAAGAATCCTGAGCATCGGCTCTCCCTTGAGTGACAGAGGCAAGCCATGACCGGCCCCACCTTGAAGGATGTAAATATTAAGGATTATGGGGTGCGCGATTTACCGGAATGGGAGCGAGTCGTGCTGGCTATTGACGCCGAGCGTCTAGCTGCTGACCGCCGCTGGCTTATCGCGCAGCTAGACGAGGCTGTGTGGCTGTTGCGGGACATGGAGGCGCATTCTAAGGAACTGGACCGCATTAACGAGGAAAGATCATGAGCATAGAACGAGACTTGCGAAACGTCGCAGGGCACATCGAAAGCGACTGGGGCGACCTCACATACATTCCCACTGGGCAGAGTGTCGTCAAACTGCTGAAGGAAGCAGCAGTTCGCATTACGGCGTATGAGGCTGCCATGCGTGAAATCGCAAACGGGTTTTTACCAGATGGCAGTTACGCTGGCCGACCCATTTACGTCATCGACGCATTCTTGAAGCGATTGGAGGCGGGGGAATGAACGACGCGACTGTGGACCGGAGAGATGCGCATGATTGAAGTCGTTATCCGCCGCCGCGAGCCGGAACGATGGGTGCCGGTCTGGTGGCTGTCGGCTTTCGGTAAGAAGGGTGAGCGCGTGAAGGCCATTGCGGGAAACCCGAGCCGCACAGGCAAGACAGTTCGCATCCGCACCGAAGGTATCGGCGGGATGATCGAACGCCATGTAAATCCAAAGAATTTGGAGCCGCGATAATGGTTAAGCGCTACGACACGGACCGCGACGGCGAGGAATACGAGTCCGAAACAGGGCCGTTTGTCCATTTTACGGACTACGCCGCTCTTGCCGCAGAACTTGCCGAGTGCGCTGCGGTTCGCGATTCTTGGTGCGCCGAGTACGTCAAGGCGCGAGACGCATCCCAGGCGGAAGTGAAGCAGTTGACGGAGGAGTTGGCCGCAGAGAAAGACAATTCACGGCGAGGGTGGGAGCTATTCCAGACGTTTAGGAAGAAGTACGCCGAGATTCGGTTTCCAGGCATGACCAACGAAGTACACACTGCCAGTCTTGAACAACGCGCCGCCGCAGCCGAGGCGCAGCTAAAGCGGGCGGCGGAAATTATCAAGACGCTAATACCGGAGCAATTGGAACTCGCCTGCGACGAATGCGACGGTACGGACGATGATTGCACTATCGCAAACGGCGGTGGTTTCTGTGAGTGGCGCAAGTCGATCAAAGATGCCCGCGCCTTCCTCGCGTCGGTGGGAGGGGGGAAGTGAAGTTCTCGAAAGGTGACAGAGTGAAATTTAGCCCATTATGGGCAGGTACTTCACCGAAGCGCGCACGAACGGCAACGGTAGTTGGTTTTAGTTCCGATAAACGTTGCACGCGCGTTATATTCGACGGAAATAAAAGTTCGGGGACTTACCGCAACGATTTTCTTATTGCCGCTGATGAAGCCACCGCGCCGCGAGGGGAGGGTGAGCCTACGCGGGCGCGCTCAGCTTCGTGATCCAGCCCGCATAGATGCTGTCGAGCTGCGTCACGGCAACGCCGCCCTCGGCGGTCGCCAGGAGCGGCAACTGGTTCAGGACCGTACCCGTTAGGATCAACTGTGCGCCGGGATAATTCAGCGCCCACTTGGTCGGGTCAGGACCCATCGCGGCGTTGAAGGCTTGCAGGGCTTTGATGACCGCGATCAGCTCGGGCGCTGCGGCGGTGAGCAGGGGGTTGGGGGTAGACATGTTACGGTCCTTTAGTCGGTGGTGGAGAAGGCGGGGTATTTTTCTTCAGTTGGGCCACGATTGCCGCGAGTACCGCATTGGCGATCAGCGCATAGTGAAATGTGTTGTGCGAGACAATGGTCGGGTCGAGGGTGATCGCGGTCACGGCGACCTGGATAATCATAAGCCCGGTGATCGCATTTGACCAGATGAACCACGCCACATAGCGCAGGCCGAAATACGAAGGAACGGGGTCAGGACTGCTCATCGGGATAGGCTCCTTTTCCGGGGATTTTCAAGGCGTCGCTCACCAGAATATCGCTCGTCACGCCAAGCCCCTGCACCACATAGGCGAGATATTGGGCGGAGTTATTCTCGGTCGGAGGCGCGAACTCGAAAATGGCCTGCGCGAGCGTCATTCCTCTCTCCGCATAGAGTTCAAGCTGGCGTTCGAGGTCGGCCCACCCTTCGGTCGCATTCGGGATTTGACCAATCCCATCAGGTGCGTCGGTACTATGAAAAGAATGAGGACTGTGACGTAGATCGCCAGGATTATTGTTACGAGTAGGCAGCGCCCCGGGGATGCCATATCCTTCCTCCTTGGCAATGAGTTCGGCTAGCAAGCTCATTTAACATTTTTTCCAATGAAACCGGATGGCTGCGATCAGAGAGACAATCGTCAGCAAGCCGATGACGAGTTGAATGCCCTCATTGATTTCAGTGACGTGCAAGGTCCACCACACGATAAAACCCGTGACCCACCCAGCATCCGCCGCCCTTTTGGCAATTTCGTCGCTCACTGTACGCCACCGTTTATCAATACAAAGTTCTTGACAATTCCTCAGCCACATTGCCGCGCATTCTAAATTTCACATTCGCACCGTTGGCGCCAATCGTCGTCAAGTTCCCGGAGCCGGCGAGCTTGATGCCGCTTCCCGCCGTTATCGTGCCATTGGCATTCGTAAACCGCAGGATGAATTCCTGACCCTCATTACCGTTCGTAAACGAAGTGATGGCGGTCGCGCCTGAAAAGCTCACCGTGTAATCGGAGGCGCGCGTGAGGGGGAAAGCGCCTCCGGAGATCGAGGTGATGGCAGTCGGGTTTACCCACAAAGAGATCGCGCCGCGGTCCATGACCGGAAACGAGGTTGTTGCGTCCATGCCGATGCCGAAACCGATCGCGCCAGAACCAGACGAACCCCCGGTGCTGGTGGTGCTATCCACGAACGCATTGCAATTCGAGGCCCCGGACCAGCCCGCATTCGGATTGAACATGTTGCCATCGTGCTTAATCATCGCATTCGAGCCGGCGAGTAGGAGGCCGGTGACATTTGATAAGCCTGTGCCCGAAGATCCCCATATGAACTGATTATTGGTCACAGTCGAAGGATCAGTTGCGGAACCATTAACCTGCATGCCGGTGACGCCTGAGAGCGCGGCCGAGAGTCCGATTTCGTTGCCGTCGTAGACACAGCCGCCACCATTTGAGGACGCATCGATGCCGAGCGTCCAAGTGGCGTTTTGCAGCATGTTACGCTCGACAGAGGTGTAGCGCCCATGGTCGATCAGGCAGGTCAGTTCGGTGCCCTCGAAATAATTCTGATTGCACTGGACCTTCGAGTTGACTGCGCCGACCGTAATGCCACGATAGTTCACCGAGCATTCGTTCTTCTCGCAGATGAGCATCGTCAGATCATAGGTGCCGTAGCCGATGATTATGGCGTCTTTGAAACCACGCACCGTGTTGTAGTGGATAACGCCCTTGCCGGCGCTGTATTGATCGAACACATTGATGCCGCAGCCGACGCGCGAGGCCCCGAGGCCGGCGGTATTCCAATCGCGATTCAAGACGTTGCAGAACTGGATATTGGCCTTCGTGAGCATGAGGCAGCGAATGCCATCGCCCTGCCCGGCCTGGTATATCTCGCAGAACTCGAACTGCGACATTTCGGACCAATTATCGAACTGGATCACATGGATGGCGGGGCCTGAATTATAGGTGTTCTCGAAGCGAATCCCGCGCACCTGATAACAACCGCTCGTAGTCGAGGTGCCGAGCCATTGATCCATCCGCAACATGCACTGTGTCAGGGTATTCGTTGCGCAGCGGATCACCGTGTTGCCGACACCCGTGGTGCCTGGAGCGACGAAGGCATCGCCAGCACCATCGCCTTCCAGGATCAGTGCGTTACCGCGATAGTAGGTGTGATCCAGGTGATTCATAATCAGGTCGGTGCTGATCAGATAGCCACCACCCGGCAGGCGTCCCTTCACATTCAGCGCATAGCACGAATCGATCCAGTTCTGTAGGTTGCCGTCCTGCAATACCGAATAAGTAAAATTCTGCGCATCCGTGATCTGGGCGCTCGTCAAATATCGCCACGCGTGTCCATAGGGATACCATGTGTTGATGGCCCCTATTTCTCCGGTCAATATCGGGAAGGTCAAATTACCAATGGCGCTTGCTGAGAGGGTGCCACTCGCCAGATTCACGCTGACCGCAAGATTCCCATTGCTGTCGAAACCAAGATTGGTGTTGCGGCGCGAATAGGGGGTGCCGACTGATGGCCATGCAGTGGCTTCGATATCCGGCCCATGCACGCTGAATAAATAAGCCAGCCGGCGAAGGTCTTGAACCTCTCGCGTCAATCGGTCAAGCGCTTCCTCATGCAATTCTGGCGCGAACGAACCTTGATTTTTGATCGAGGTAAGCTGTGTTTCAGGCACATTCGATCGAAGGTCTAGCGTCCATCCGGACGTTCCCGCATAGGGGCTGCCGCCTTGGGTGAGCGCAACCTGCGATCCTGTATCCACATCGACGTTGGAAACTGTCGCAGTGACGTTGAGCGCGGAGCTATAGAAAACATTCCCGCTCTGGAAAGAGAACGGATATTGATTTTGCGGAGTCGAGGTATCGAGCAGCGTGATACTCAGATCGGATGCGCTGAATATCTTGTTTGGCCATGACCATGTGCTGGTAGAGCCATTTAGAATATATTGGACCAATGTGGCGAGATTCGGAATCATTGGGCATTTCCTGCTACGGCGCGGTCCTCTGCCTGTTGCGCCTGAGATTTCCCAGGTAAATCAAAAGCATCGCCAATAGTATCTTCCAGATGGTTTAGACCATTACGCAATAACCAATGATTTTGGCCAGGAATGAGCTTACGAATGAAATGAAGGTCGCTGCGGCGGAAGCCTTCTGCCTCTTTGCCGTCCTGGTTCAGTTGCATGGCATTGCGAATCGGCGCCAAAGCGCGCCCAGGCAGCATACGAGTGAATGCGTCCCCTGCTGTTCCAGCGGTAGGGCCGCCCAGGGTTTCCATTGGATCGCGATCTGAGAACCGGGATACATTCGAGAAGCCAAGCTGATTGGCGATCGGGAATAGCGCATCGCCGGTCCAGCCTAGGAGGTTTGATTTATCCAGAACTTCCATAGCGAATTTTGGCGATGAGAAAGGCTCAATCGGTTGTCCCGCCACCTTCTGCTTGACCACATAGGAGAGGGTTCCCATGGTTATCAGAGATAGTAGCGCTTGCGCGGCGCGCGGATCGCCATGGGCAATCCCCTGAAGCAGCGGCGCCGTGACCGATCGTGAAGCAGAAAAGCCAAAGGTCTTGAACTGCATCATGGTCTTCCCCCATTCGGTGGACATGAACAGAGGGGTATCGCCAACGCCGGGGCGCAGTGTCACGCTATGCGCTTCGCGGACCATGGCGGATTCAAACGCTTCGCGGGCCGGCAAGTCGGTCCATTTATCTGACATGCCGAAGTTTATGCCGCGGATCTGCGCGCCGAATTGATTGTACTGCTGCCCAATCCGGCCAAGCATGTCACGATCAATGCCGGCCGCGGCGAGCCGCGCTTCGACGCCCTGGCTGATATTCTTGCCGGCGGCAATCTTGCCCGCGGTGCGAATCATTTCATCCTCAGCAAGCATCGAAGTCACGCCCTGGGTCATCGTAATGAGTGGGGTTTCCCCGGTCGCGATCGTAAATCCACGCATGACACGGTTCATTATCTGCTGCGGCTTCCAGGCTGAATGATTGATGTAGTCGCCCAACATCGCAGCCGTGGTGTTCATGTACATATCGAGTGCGGCACCCGTGCGCTTGGCATCATTCATGGCCATGTCCCTTACCGCGGACGAAGCGATGAATTTACCGATTCCCTCGAAAGTCTTCGGCGCCCCGTACCGCATCATCACATTGGCCAAATCAGGTGCATGGCTGATTGCGGCCGAGCCGAGCAATCGAGTGCCGTTGACCGATCGCCACATACGACCAATGCGGACCCCCGCAGATCCAGGGTCTTTCGGTTGTCCATAGATGCCATACAATCGGTCGCGCAGCGCGGTCAGATCGCGTTCATCATCTTTTTGTCGATCGAGCAAGTCAGTGCGAGTATTTTGATCCGGCGCTCGCTCCTGAAGAATATGGTATTGATCGCGCGCATCATTGAGTGCGCCGCCTAGATCGCGATCCCCGAACCGTTCACGGAACAAAACTTCCGGGGCAATCGTGCGCAGAAATGAATGCTCAACGCCGTTGATATCGTTGTTGAGCCATTTTTCCAAATATGTGTCTGGCAGCGAGATGGTGCGGCCCTTGAACCGACCTGAATTCGGAACGATGCCATCGGTGGCGCCCCAATCCATGGTCCCATACTCACCACCGCGGATATTGTCCATCGCCTTGTAGGCGATATCACGCGCCTCTGCGCGATCCATGGTCGGGTCGCGAGCCAAGAATCCATTGGCAATATCGGTTACGAACCCCTGGCTATTGGCGTGGATCTTCTCCTGATCGTATTGGCGCATCAGGTAAGATTTCGCATACTGGGTTTTGAGATCCGAAGGTAGCGCGCCGACCGCTTGGGCGCGCGAAGTCCAGGGGTTGATGACGATATCGCGCGATTTCTTTGCTGCCGCGGCCACTTCCGGAATATCGCTTTCATCACCGCGACGCATGGCTTGAGCAACTTTTTCACCAAACGCCTTGTCATCCATGACCGGCGATCCCGCTTTGTGCATTCGCTCCGCATAAGCCGCGTACTCGGCTTTACGCGCTTCAATCGCTTGCCAGTGCTGACCGTCTGTTTTCCATAATTCGCGCTCGATCGGCCCCTGCCCGGTAAGGCCAGCGGTTTTCTGCCCCCAGTAATTTTTTTCGAGCATGTTCGGCATGTTGACCATTTCCTCAGTGATGCGGCGCACCATGAGGTTTGGCGATCGCATGAGCCGGCTGGCCGGCGCGACCCAGCCGGTCAGCTTGTCGTAGGTCTGCGCGCCTGTGGCGATGGCATCCCCCCGCAAGGTCGGCGTCATTTCGCCGTGGAATGCCTGGGCGCCGGCAGTGGATTCCCCCGAGAGGTTGACCGGGTAGGAATCTTCGGCCGGCGCGGCAAGCGTCAAGGGAGGGTCAGGAAGCCTCCCCTGGGGCGTCCGTAGGCCAAACATATCCGTGCCCTGGCGTAGCGTCGGCGCCTCCGCTCGCCCCGCCAGGAGGCTATCCGGGGTCGCCTGAGTGCCGCCCAGCATGTCGTGCTGGTCAAGCCGCTGTTTCAGCGCGTCATCTGCGTACTGAGATAACCGTTCTGCAATCCGCGTCTGGCCGGCAAGCCGGCTGCCTGCGTCGTTGTACATGGCGCGCATCAGCGATTCCACAATTGGTGGTCGCTTTCCCAACAGTTGCCCTTGCGCCAAATATTCATTCATGCTTTGGCCGGAAGCGCGAACTTTTCCAATTTCTTCAAGCGCTTGCGTTAGATACTTAGATATGTCAAAGGTTGTTGCTACTTTGCCATCGGCAATCGCTTGTCGCAATTTGGCAAATTTAGGCGCGGCCTCCATCATGCCGCGGCTGGCCGATCGCACATTGTCATCCGTGGATTCGAGCATTCGCCCCAGGGCGGCATTTGAGGCTTCGTCGCCGCCGTAGGCTTTGGCCATGATCGCCGCCTGTATGCGGCGCACTCCAGCCTGATTTAAAGTGCCATCCGCGCTCAAAAGCTCGTTTCGCTCACTTTGCGGGATTTTGGCCATAAAATCCCTGACGAATTGAGAATTTCTGGCTGTCGTCAGATCATCCCCGGCCAGGTTGTCCAGCATCTGTTGGTCCAAGTGCATCGCATCGGCGCCCGCGCGCTCGACCGGCGACATGGCAGCGATCGAAGACTGATTAGCCTCAACCGTGAACGCACGTCGTTCGCCATCCTCCAGGGGCGTCACTCGCTCGCGGACGAGAACCGGCTGATCGTAGCGGCTCACATCGTAGCCCTGCTTGGTCAGGTAGTTTTTGTAGGCTTGCGCTTTGACCTCATTGTTTTCATACACGTCGCGCAACGCTTGCACGCGGCCATTCCCGGATTCAACTACCCGATCAGAGCCGATAATCGGAGATCCACGATCGGCTTCAGCCGACATGCCAAGCCTTTCAGGGTTCAATCCCCTGGAAATCGTCTGTACTTGTTCCTCAAGGGCCGCCCGATCGCCACGCTGGCGCGGCTGAAGCTCTTTCGGGTACTCGGGCATATCAGAACTCACGAGATCCTTCAATTCCGTCAGATGCGGGCGAACTTCTATTTGCCGGCCAGTTGCAGTGGACACCACTTGATTGCCTTCGGCCGGCGTAATTGGATGATCCGCTGCAACTTTCAGGAGCGCTTTTTCGCTGGATTCTTCCGGAGATGGAGCAACATTGGTGCCTACTTCCTGCACGACTCCACTACCGAATTGTTCATGGGCATCCTGCCAAACGTCTTCGACCTCGCTTTGAATGTCTTTCGCTTGAGCGGCGGCAGTGATTTCGCTGGCCTTAATATCGCCACGCTGGATCGCCGCCTCGACTGCGGGCGCTGATTTTTCTCCTACCGCTGCGCTAATCGCGCGCTTTTCCAGGGTCGCAGTTTCCGCAGGATTGATCCCCTCAAAAAATGTATACCCTTCCTGGTCCGGGAATCTCTTTATGGATTCATCCACAAAACCAGGGAGCATCTTTGCTTCCGTGTGTGTCATGGGAGACACGGAGCCGCGCCCATCAATAGGCCCCAGAACGGTTTCTCCGGTGCCGCGAAGCTCCGCATGCAGCCGATCTGCAAGCTCGTCCTGAATGCCTAATGGGATCTTTGGCCTCAATATAGCGCCCAGGATGCCGCCCATAATGGTGCTGGCACCGATGGTCACAAGAGAATCCGTATGCGAGCGGGTTTCTTGAAGTGCCTGCATCACTCCTTCCTGCCCCGCTGCGCTCACGCCAGATACTGCCGCTAGTTTTATGGCTTGAGTTGCCCTTGTGGCCCCGCCAAATGGCAATAGCATGCTGGCCAGCGTCAAAGGATCAGTGAGGCCAGCAAAGACAGTTGCCGCGATTCCCCATGGTCCCGCATCATCCAGGGTTTGCTTATCGCTTAATTCGCGATCGATTTGCTGGCGGATATGCTCTATTTCCTGCGGAGAATCAGCATTGACGAAATTACTGGCAAAATGCTGATACCCGGCCGGTACATGATCGAGCGCATCGAATCCCTCAATGGCTGGAGCATTGGGATTTGGGTTCTCAAAATGATCGGCAAGCGTGCCAGCCAAATTCTGGTTACGCTCCGCGGCGGCGAGCGTATCCAAGATACCGGGGCGCGGCCTTTCGGGTGGTGCGGCCGGCATGACAGGCAGCCGGTTGTCCGCGCTCATGTCCTGTTCTTGCTGGGAGGGCGCGACTAGAGGCTGGGCTGGCAGATCCTTTTCGTCAAAGTCGGCGGCAGCCATCAATACAGCCTGTTGTGCGGTAGGTTCTTTTCAGCGTCGATTGAGTCCCAAAGATCAGTCTCGGAATCGCGAGCCGCTTTTGCCTTGTTTTGAGAATTTATAGCGTCTTCTGCCTGTTCATCGAACAAGCGTTTCTGATTCGCCGCATTCGCGCCATGAATATCGTACTCGAATGGCTGGCCTTGCTCATCAGTGAGGACTTTCGGCAATCCAAATTTATCGGGTACACCGATATTCCACTTCCTGCCATTGGAAAGCCTGGTCATTGGCGATTGCATCAAAACAAGCTTAGAGGTATCCACGGTAGGATCGGTCGCCTTTACCCGCGCCACCATATCATCCTTGATGGCCTCAGAAGAAAAACCACTCAATTGTTCGGGCGCATATTTGACGATTTCCTTGTCACCGGCAATATTCATAAGTTTGGAACCCCCCCAACTCCCCTTGACCTCATCGAGCGCCATCGCTTTTGCGGCATCAATGTTGCCGTTGGTCGTCAAGAAGTGGTCATGGACCAGAATTTCGTAATCCCCTTGCATTTCCGGTGGCGGCTTCAAATCCCCCTTGTAAAATGGTGTATGGAATCGCGAATCCTGGTCAAGATCATGCGGCAATTGAATGGTCCCGGTGCGGCCAAACATCGTGGTTGATCGCTTTTTCCATTCTTCCTCCAGGCGCGTCCTATCGGCATCACTCACACCATCGAGCGCACGGCCGAGTTCCACTGCCTGAGTGGCCGGCACGCCTGCGGATAACGCATCAGACATAACCTTGGCTTTTGCTCCAAGCCGTTCATCAATGGAATACTTGGCCGCCATTGGTGCCTCTGTCATCAAGCGCGAAATTGCCACGGCGGCATTGCCTGCGGTCGAAGGATCACCACTGGTTAACTGTCCGCGAATCACGCCAACGAAATCCTTTGGCGCGACTCCAGTTGCCTTGGTGATATCCATGGCCGTGTTGGTCCAGGTATTCGACAACGGATCGATCCCCTCGACACGCTTACCAAATGACAGATTGATCGCGCGTTTCGTTTCCGGATCATCCGGGTCGGCATGGCGGCGCTGGTCAATCACTTCGTCTGCCCACTTGATAGACACCGCATCGGCATCCTGCGCACGTTGCGCACGATCATAACGCCCCAGGGCTTCTCCGGCCTCCAGCCCATTGAAAACACCCTTATTACGAAGATCCCAAATGCTCGCACGATCAGCCGCAGTGAGTGATTGTGGATCTGTCAGATGATCCTCAAGGGTCGATAACTGCTTGGAATATTTCTCCCGCGCTTCGCCACGCCATTGTGATATGCCGCGCTCAATGTCAGATCGCGCCTGGTCCTTCGCGTCGTCCGGAAGATCCTGCTTATCGAGCGCGGCAAATGCCTTGGCGCCGGCATCTGGGCCGAAATTACGATAAGTGTCAACGACACCATCGCTCACCTGTCTTGCAGTGCCAACCTTGGCGCGGCCGATCAATTCCTCGCGCACCGCCCCAGTAATCCCCTGGAAATTTGGATCGGTGCTTTTCGGATCTGTGAGTGACTTCAATGACCCCATTGGGTCCAGTTGGACCAAACCCATCCCGACATTGCGGTTCATCCGGTCGATGGATTCCTGCGCCAATGTGTCGGCTACAGACTGCGGCAGGCCGTGATTCTTGGCGTACTCGCTCGCCAGCATCTTCTGCGTGTCGCGTTCCTTCTGTACAGCCACAGAATCACGGAAATCATTCGAGCCGGAAATGACTGACTGTTCCATCGCGGTCTCGTAGATCGCATTCTCAGCAACCTTGCCCTGTTCAAATTCGTGCCGGTTCAGAGTGAGATTGAAATCGACCTTCTCATTGGCTGCGAATTGCTGAAACGCAGCAGCTTGGCGCGGATTGGCCGCGGTCGCCGCGATCTTAGCAATACCGTCATCGAACATCGGCCCATAGGTTGGCGCGAGATTAACCGCATCCTCCCCTTGTTTGGTAAAAGCGCCATTCTGCGGATCGAACCGCAATTGGGCCGACAACGCTTTGGCGGCTGTGTTCATTTTGATCACAGCTAGGGAATCTGAGCGTTGCTGCGCCTCTTGAACATCCTGCCCAGCCTGTTCGATGCCGGCGCCCAACCCATAACCGGCATCCGCGGGACTTGTCTCCGTGGAGAAATGCGGGAATGCGCGGCCCGGTACTGGTTCCTGCTGAACCGAGCCTATTTGATCATCGGGGACAATGGGCATTTACGTTCCAGGATTGGCGAAGCTGTAACTCTTGTAAGAGCCACCAGCCGTTGATGCCAATGTACCAAGACCTGAAAGGATGCCGCCGCGCTCCGCTTGATCCCCCTGATATTGATCAGATGATCCCTCAACCTCGAATCCCCACGCACGGCGCATGGCGTTATTCTGTATTTGCAGAGCATTCGCTTCCTGCGTCTTTGCGGTGGAGGCAATGACTTCCGATGGCGTGCCGCCCTGCTGAAGATTGTTAGCGCCCGTATTGGCAACCTGAGTTCCCATGATCGAGCGAGCGCGCATGCGCGCGATATTGGTATTGTAGGCGGCAGCAGAAAATTCCGACTTCGCTTGCGTTTGTGCAATCGATTCGTTGGCTTTTTCTAAGTAATCCCTGTCTCTGCCAGCCGTGAACTGGCTTGCCGCCTTGATGCCACCACCAATATCGTTTGTCATACCCATTATAGCCCACCCCAATTGCCGTCTTTTCTGCCAGGAGTATTAACGCCGGCCTTTACCAGTTTCCTATAGCAACTGGTGCGCGACATGCCTGCCGCCGTGGCGGTGTGAGTGACATTCTGGCGATGATGTTTCATAAGAGCAGACCAATATTGAATCTCGAATTCACGCTTGGCTTCCTTGTAGGTCATGGGACCGTGATACAAACCGGCAAGGTTAGGCTGCTGGATATTCCAGATTCTATAGCAGCGATTTCGAAACAATTCAATTCACCACTCACCACATTCTCAGTGATTGATGCCTTGGTAGCGGATATCCCTGCGTGCTTGGTCAGGCGATACGGACTGCCATTGCGCGACCGATAGACGTTATAGGTTAATGGCTCAACAATAGGTGAACCATCGATGTTCGTGGTCGGCGCATCCCAAGACAGGCCGATCGGATTCCCGGTTGCCGTTAGGATTAGCAAAACGATAAGAGTCATGTCTGGCATCAAAATACCAATCGGGGGTAGCTTCCCGTGGTCGGCATATAACTCTGTGCGCCGTTGTAAGCGGGATTATTCAGCGGCGTCGGGGAATTCGCAACCAATGCCTGAGTTGAGGATACTTTGATCATCCATCCATAAAGCGGCGAGCCTTCACCACCGGCCAGGTAGTCCACTGTGGAATCGGAAAAATCCGCTGCTGAGTAGATATCAAACACATCCCCAATATTGCGGGTAATACCCCCATAGTCGCCTACGCTGACCGCTTGGACGCGATAAACAGCAAATCCAGGCCCAGAGCCATCTGCCGTGAAATTCCCGGCATCGGCGGTCGGCAGACTCCCATCGGCTGTCCAGGTGCCGGGCATCAGAAGGTCCAGGAGTTCACGAATTGGGTGCCGGCGCTATTGCCGGAATCGTTCACGGAACCGGTGAAGCCGACATAGGCTGTCGAGCCGCCAACGACCGAGGGGATATTCACCGTCCAACTCTTGGAGAAAGTCGCCAAGGTGACGGTATCTGTCATCAGTTCTGATAGCGTCGTGCCATCGTAGCTTAAGGTGACGGTGATCGGATGCCCGCTCGATAGGGTGATCCCGGCGAGTGCCGTCTGCCCGGTCGCGGTTCCCGGCAGCGCGCCATTCGTGTAAAGCCCGGTCGAGTTATTGGTGCGGTCGAACTTGACCGCGACGCTCGATTGCAGGCCGTACACATCGACGCCGGTTCCCGAGGGTTGCGAGTAGCCCAAGCCCTCGCGGCCACCCACCGTCGACAGCGGCCCACCCGAGACCACGAGCGCGGTGGTATCGGTCGATGAGGGGTTCTGGTTCTGGATCGTGAACGTCATGCCGCTCACGTTCGAGCTTGGCATCTGGAACGTGAACGTGGTCGAGAAGGTGGAGATCGTGACCGGTGAGACGTACCAGGCGGCGCCTGCTTGGCCGTACTCAACCGGAGGTGTCGCATCGGTCAACTGGATCTGCGAGCCGTTGAACGAGGCCGTGCCGACCGGCGTAATCAATCCCGAGGCGCCCGAGAACCCGCCAGAGAAATTGATCGTGTTCGCGGCGCTGATCTGATAATTGGCCGTCGCGACCAAGCTATCCGTGAACCCCGATTCAATCGCCACCACCTGTAGAAACTCGTTCGCGCTCACCGAGAGCGCTGTGGTGTAAGCGGTTGAGGCCGAGGTCGGTTGCTGGCCGTTCGTCGTGTAATAGCAGGTCGCGCCGCCCGGACAGGTCACGGTCACGGTCTGCGTCGAGCCATAGGAGCCACCGGGAACGCTGAAGGTCGGCGTCGCAAGGCGGGTGTTGTAGCCGCTCCAATGCGTCCAGGTCAGAAGATTCTGCGCCTGCACGGGGACGGTGCCCCCGGTGAAGCCAAACCAGGCATTGCTTGATCCCACGACCGCGGCGATATTCACCGGCCAGGAGAAGCGGGCCTGCGCATTGGTCGTATTGTCCTTCAAGACCATCGTCAAAAGCGTGCCGTCATAGACAACGTGCGCCGCCATCACATCGCCCGAGTAGAAGCTGATCGTCGAGGGATGCAAATCCTGCTGCGGGTTCAGAAGCCCAAACGTGCCGCCGTTGAGATAGAGGCCGGTATCGCTCGGGCTACCGCCTGCCGGGTAGGCGCGCGAGTCGTTGTTCAAGTCGTTGAGGTCGAACTTGATCGAGACGATCTTGTTGAGCGGATATTGCCCCGATTTGTCATAGGCGCCGAAACCGCACATATTCGAGTCGCCAATCGCATTGATGCCCCAGTACCCATAGGGGCTGCCGTTGTTCGACCCATTCTGGATCGAATAGCTCATGCAGGTAATCGTGGGGTTCGCCATCCCCGAGGGGCGCTGGAAGGTGAAATCGTCGGTGAAGGAAGCGACGCTCTGCTGCGTTTTATACCAAGCAGCACCCGCGCCATGAACGCTCGTGTTGGGCGTCACGTTGATCGCGGACCCTTGGATGTAGTTCGAATGACCCGGCAGACTGAAGGCGCTCGCGGCCGATGCAAACCCGCTCGGGTAGCTGAAAATCTGCGTGGCACCCGCCGCATTGATCGTGAGCGGGAAGCTCGCTTGCACCGTGCTCGGGTATTGGTCGGTTACTGCCACCGTGACGGAGAAGGTACCCGCAGTCCCAGGAGTGGCCGTTAGAGTACCAGTGGTTGAATTGATCGAAAGCGGACCCGACAAGAGAGTCCAAGTATATGTGCCCGTCCCGTTGATCGCGGCCACAGTATAAGTATAGGGAACACCCACTGTTGCAGCCGGAAGGCTCGTCGTCGTGATGGTCAGGAGCGTGAGCGTGTAGGTGGCACTTCCCACCGCGCTATTCGAGTAGCCCGCTTGGGTCGCGATGGCCTTCACGGTCGCGGTCGTGTTCAACACGAACGGCGCACTATAGAGCGTCGAGCCTGTGGTCGGTGTCGAGCCATTGGTGGTGTAGTAGCACGAAACGCCCACGGGACAGTTGATAGTGACCGTTGTGGGTGTGGTATACGGCCCCGCGGCGGGCGAGAATGTCGGCGTCGCGGCCTGCGGCAGCGTGAGCGTGTAGGTCGCGGACGCCACGGCGCTATCGGTGTAGCCGGCGAAATGACCAATCGCATTTAAGTACGACGTACCGGCTGTCGAGAACGTGATGGCGGCGCCCGTGTAGAGCGTCGAGCCTGTGGTCGGCACACAAGCGCTCGTCAAGCAGTAATAGATCGAGGCCCCTGGTGTGGGGTCCGTCATCGTCACACTAAGCGGCGTCGTGTACGAGCCGGTCCCGCTTGAGAGGATCGGCGTGCCCGTGGGCGTCTGGTTGATGACGTACTGGGCGACGCTCACATAGCTTTGGCTGTAGCCGGAAGCGGTTGCGATGCAGGAAACCGTCTGGCTCAGCGCGACCGACAGGGGCGCCGTATAGAGCGTGCTTCCCGTACTCGGCACCGAGCCATCGAAGGTGCAGTAGATCGCGGCCCCGCCCGTGGCGCTTGATACCGTGACCGTCTGTGTCGAGCCATAGGTGCTGGCGACCGGGCTATAGGTCGGCGCGGCGGCTTGCGGCAGCCCGCTTGAGAGGATGGCGTTGACGGTCTGGCCGAAAGCCAGGGAGGGAAGGAGCGCGAGAGCTAAGAGGAATTTACGCATCAGTAGCCGAAACCGTAGACTTGTAGCGTGTCGCTCGTCGCATTCACGGTAACAATCATTGAACAAGTCGTCGCGCTAAAGCTGCTCGTTGTTTGACCAAAGGCGACTTGCGTTGTCAAATCGCTGCCATAGCAAAACCAGTTATTGCCGCCCAACGATTGGAAAGTCACCGTAATCGTGCCGGCGCCAGTGGATGCGCAAGTGAACTTGCCGCCGTTCGCGCCGCCGGTGATCGCGCTAGGCGAGGCGCAAGAACCCGTGCCGGCAATCGTCGGCACTGTGCCGCTCGTACCAAAACTGCCCGCTACCATGAGGCCACCGCGCCGCCCGCTGCCATCCCCCGCGCCCGGTGCTATGGTGATATCGCCGCCATGAAGCCCGGAGCTTCCCGGCGCCGAGGGCGAAGTGAATTTCCAGTTGAGGTCATTTTGCGAGGTGCCAGAACTTGCAATGAGGCCGATGCTCGCAATATTCGCCGCTAGCGGCGCCTCTATGGAAGGCGTGAGCTTGAAGTAATTGGCGCTCGCGCCGTTCGGATCGTTGGCCGCCAGCAGAGGGCCGTTGTCATCCGAGAGCGTGACCCCCTGCGTGCCGCAGGCCGTGAATGAGGTGCCCGTATTGAGGCATAGATTGCTATGCCCCGAACTGTTGTCCTGCACCACGTTGGGATTGCCACCGCCGTAGGCCGCCGTGAGGGTGCCGATGATGGTGTTGTTCTGCGGGTTCGTATTAATGGAGGGGTCGATGCGTACCGCTCTCGTTCCGGGGTAATACGAGGGGCCAGAGTTCGAGTAGAAGCCGGCAACAAAATTAGACGCGCCTCGAATATTCATGCTGTCGGTATTTGCAGCCGAGTTATCGACTTGATTCCCCGGCCCGTACATGCCATTACCGCTGTCAACCTGCCAGCCATTGCCGAGCGCGGTCATGCCGCCGCTTTGGTAGGCGTGGACATGATCGACGTGAGGCCCCGATGATCCATCGGGCTGAAACGTCGTCGATCCGCCAATGGCCGGCAAGAGCAGCCCCACCTTGACGGTATCTCCGGTGTAGTTTCCCGTGGCGTTCGCGCTCATGACAAACGTGCCCGAGGTTCCCGTGTAAATGCCCTGGCCGATGGGCGTTGCGGTCCCGGTGCCCCCCGGAGTAATGGAACCCGCGCTGCAACTCGGCTGCGCGCACAACTGCATCGCCGTCGTCGTCAGGCCCGTGGAGTTCACGTAATAGACGCGACCCGAATAAAGGCCCGTGCAGGAATTCAAGGCATAAGTTCCCGCCGTGAACAGCACCACTTCCTCGCCAGCGACGAGCGCTTGAGTGCCCGTGGCAATCGTCGGGGTCGAGCCATTGCAGGTGATCGTGGTCGTAAAAAACGGCGTCATCATGCCGTTGACCGGGCCGGAAACGACATAGGCGCCCGCCGGGATCAGGTTCTGACCTCCGCTTATCCCGCCATAGGTGTTGTTATCGACAAGATAATCCCCGGTATGCAAAGCGCCCGTGCTGCTCGTCACGACGAGATTTGGGCTGCTGCTCGATACATTGGCGGTGATCGCGTTGGGGGCGGCAAAAAGCATCGCTGACTCGGCATAGGCGCCGCAGGTCATGAATGCTTCCTGAGTATCCGTATCCCCCACCGTCATGCAGTGCGCGGGGCCGATGGATTGCGTGACGTTCACCGGGTAATTGAGAATACCGTCTGTGCCGTTATTGAAATCGACATTGAGGGAGCGCGCATCCTCACCATGATTCAGAACCGAAATGCCGGCCCCAGGCCCGACAAAACTGGTCGTGCCGCCCCACATATCCGCAAAAATATCGTTCTCAAAGCGGATTTTATAGGCCCTATCGACAGCGCCGTTTTGCACCACAAACGCGCCGTCGAATAGACAGCCCTCAACGGTGGAGCCGACATTCGCCTTGAACGATGCTCCCGACGAGGCAGCCGGCGGGTATTGCACGTCGAGCATCGAGTTATAGGGGATACTGAGATTCGCGGAATTCGCCGCATTCAACGGCGAGAGCGCCTGAATGACGGCCCCCGGATTACAGATCAAATGCCAGGTGCGCGCGGCGGGCGGAACCAGCGTCGTGAGCAGCGCATAGTAGCCATTATTGAGATAAACCGTGCCGGCGCCCGCGTTCCATGCCGCGTTGATCGCGGCGCCCGCATCGTTGATGCCGCCGGCGCCCGACTTGCCTCCCCACCAGATATATTCCTGGCAAGCGGTGCCGCCGCAGGTGTTGTTCGAGATCACGCTGTTCATGGCGGCGCCGAGCGTGACATGCTGAGAGTCGGTAAAGCCCGTGATCGTGGTCGAGAGCGGCGCGTTCGCGGTCGTTGTGACCGTGGCCTGGAACCCCGATCCGGTGCCCCCGATGAAAGCGTTGGGCGTCGTCAGCACATCCCCGACCGTGTAGTAGTAGCCGATTTGGCCCGAGCCGTTCGAGCTATTGACGCCGGTCACTTGGTTGCCCGAGACAGTGATGGTCGCGAATGCCTGCGACGCCCGAGGATCGGCGCAAGTGACGCAGGTTAGGGGTACGAACGCATAGGTGCCATTCGTATAGGTTGAGCCATGCGTGAGGGTATAAGTACTCGCGCCAGCGAGAAGATTCGAGCCTGCACCGGAGATGATGATGATCTTGTTCGCGCTGCCGGTGCATCCGGCGCCGGTCAGACAATCGGCGGATGAGAAAATGGGCGTGCCCACCGAGAGCGTGGTGTTGCCCGCGGTCGTCACCGACACACTCGCGGCCTGCGTATCGTTCACGTAGCCGTGCCATTCGGGTGTGTCGAAGGGGATAGGCGAAATACCGGAGCTATTGATGGTGATCGCCGCCGGTCCCGTTGTGGTGATGTTTGTCACCGTGAGCGATGTCAGGCACGTCGGGTACGCCGTGGCCCCACTCGTGTTGCCGACGACCGTATTGGTCGGGCAGGGCGTCAGGCCAGGCAGGGACAAAATCGGCCACAGCGTCGAGATGTCGGCGTTGATCTTGCCGAAGGCGGTCCAGGCGGGATCGCCCGTGCCGGTGTTCGCAGGCCCCGAGATCGAGTTACACGCGGTTCCCGGCGCACAGTTGACGAGCGATTGCGCCTTCGCAATGCCGCACAAGGCAATGAGCGTGAGGAAAAAAATGATTTTCTTCATGTCAATTATCCTACGGGTTCGCCCACATTGACGGACGGTATGATCATGCGGATGGTGCAAGGAAGCGGATATGGTTGCCTCACGCAAACGTGGCACTCTGATCCAAAATCGGAATCCAGCACATTGACCAAGATGCCTTCCTGGTTATTGGTCGGGGCCGTGTAATTCTCATAGGCCCGCTCTTTGATTGGATACATGTTCGTGAAATCCGTCCCAGTGATCAAACCGCGCGTCCCGGTCACATCGAGATACAGCATTGGCATGCCCTTGGCGCGCTCGCGCAAGGTGATCAAGCCCTGCTGGTTCAAAGAAAGCGTCTCAAGATCCGAGTCGTACTGCAACCCCACACATACAACACCACCCGCCATCGGCAAAGTGAACGTGCCGGTCAAGCTAATTTGGAGTATTGGCGTACCATTGGTGCCGCAATAGGCATTTGAATCAACCAGCGCAGTGACTAGTTGATTCGATAGCTGCGCGGCGCCGGTAAAATAGGTGCGCGCGAAAGTCCATGTCAAAACAGAAGTATTCTGAAGGTCGGCGGCGATCGGGTCCATGAAGCGCACCGAAACCTGTGTCGGTGAAATATAAGCCGTGATCAATACCCGCGACAGGGTGCCTGCCGAATCGAACAATTGAATGACGTTGTTGTAGCCGGGGTCTGTGGAAGCAAAATTTGCCCAGCCGGAAGTTCCTGATGCTGTCAGTGTCCCCACATCCCCAGCCACCCACGTCGTACCCCCCGTGAGCCGCATGGTCGTTGCTGAAGTATTCCTGCCATCGTAAGTCAGCGAGCAATCCATGAATTTATAATCATAGATGGTCGAAGTTTCCCACTGTGACAGCCTTTCAACGTAGCGAACGTTGCTGCCGTTGATGGTACGATTCGTTATCATGTATAGCGAATAACTATTGTTCTCAGGAATCAGCGCGATATCGTCCACATCGTTCGAGATGTGCCATTGCGACCAGGCAATCATCTGTTGCTCACGAACGTAAGTGCAGCACAGCAACACACCATCGGATCGCAATGCGAACAATAGACTCCAAGGATCAGGCGCGTATTGCATCTTGATAATCTGTACCCCGAAAGGGACCAAATGCCGGCTGTAAGCGGTCAATTCCCCACCGATGTACTTGTCGAATTGGAACTGATAGACGAGATCATGGATGCGCCTGCCACCATAGATGGCATAGATCATCGAGTCGCCGTACAGGACTGCGGCTGCTTGCGGTGAATCTCCGTAAAACGCCTGCGGGACACCAGCAATCGATAACGGCCCCAGGGCTTGACCACCCTGCCCCGGCCACAGGCGCCAGATGATGTTGGAAGTACCGATGATAATGTCCTGCAAGGGAACAAGATCGGAAATCGCGTTCAACTGGCGTGCGTTCAAAAAGACCGCGAAGCCATCGGAATTGACGATGGGACTCGAAAAGCCGAAGTCATGATAGGCACTCGTCTTGCTGCCAAAAACACCCACCGGCTGTTTCGGTGTGCCAGCGAGAACCAGGCGATCCGGGAAATAAGTGACGGCACCGGGATAACCCTGGTCCGCACTGAAGGCATCGAAGGCCCAGTAGGTTGTTTGTCCGAGCGCGGTAATCTGCTGCACATTAATCGCGGCACCATTGGCCGGCGCCGACAAAAACAAGATCGAGGTGGTGGAGATGGAATACAGGGACGGTTGCTGGTAAACACCCGCCACCGTCACGATGAACTTGTTTGGGTCCGTCGCAGTCGAGGTTCCCATGGAGAATAATTTTGTGGTTCCGTCGCCCGTGAAATTCCAGGGGCCGACGCCTGCGCCTTGAGGACCGCCGACAACAGAAATCGGCAAAATACCAGGGCCGCCCACGTAGTTTGGCTGTACAACTCCGGTGACTTGAGTTGACGAAATAAATGCCGTGATCAACACCGTGCCGTACCCGGAGTCGGTATATTGCCAGTTCACGCCAGAAGCATTGGGGCCTGACGGTATCGCATTCCCGGTGCCATCCGATTGCGTGCCCTGCTGCCAGCTTGGCGCATAGGTTCCAGTCGCAATCGTGATGGCCCCCGTTGCCACTGCCGGCAAACCGACGAGCTTGTAATTATTCCCATTCGATCGGCACAAAGTTCCCAAGAGCGGCGCGATCCCGGAGCTTCCCAATTCTTTGACTGCCTCCCATGGCGTGATCTGCGATAGATCCTGCTGGGTCAACTTGACTTCGCCGCCAACTTGATTGGCATTGAAAATATGTGCGGTTGCCGTGAGCGTCACCGTGCCGCTCTGCGCACTCGCATAGATGAAGGTCACGCCATCCGGATTCTGCTGAAGGAACGGCCCATTGATATAGCTGGCCGGCAGAAAGGTGAAGGTTCCAGCACCCGTGCGTTTGAATTCATAGGGAGGGTAGCTTGGATGAACGATAGTCAGCGTGTCGGCGGATTGCGCATATCTCAACCCGGCCAAGGCCGATTGGCTGTATGGATTGGTCCCGGTGTTGATCAGTGCGCCCTGTGAGAACAATTGAATATTGCCGGCGCTGAATTCAATGACGTAGGTCTGCCCTACGTTGAAAGTGAACGGGATCAATACGGAACCGTCATCCGTGTTGGTCGCCGCGGCCGCACAATACTGGGTTCCTGGCCGGTTGCTCCACGAGCCTTCGGTTCGCACGAAACCATCTTTGCTGGTTCGCAATGCCGATGAATAGGCTTGCAAGTCCACGCGGCCAAACAGGAACGGCGAAACCTCGCCGTGGCTGAATGCGGCCTGAAACGGGGTAAGCAAATCCTCGAACATTCAAAGCCTCGCTGTGATACTGGGGCTTTGCGGGTATGCGTCCGGCTGTTCCTCGTTTAAGTTTTGCGCGAGCGCACGCGAGAGCGATAGCAGGGCATTTTTATCGGCGCGCTCTTTCGCCTTTTGATTGGCAGAAACCGGACCTGCTATGCGTTGCGCCAGATGCCACGCCACGCAATCAACGAATACTTCAGGGAGAATACCGAAGTTTGGCGGGTCTACCGTATACACCAGCCACGCACTGTCCTGGTCAGTGACGATATCGATCGCCTGCCCCGGCGCGTTGACGTTGGTGTAATCCAATACCTCCTTCCACGGGGGCCTGAATTGCCCGGTAATGTTTGGCTGGTATGAGGAATTGGTCCACCAGTAGGAAAGCGAGGGATATGCGCGCAATCCATAGAGTGTCGTCACTGCCTGCGCTTTGAGGCAATCGACTGGCCGGCTGTAGATGAACCGCCATCCCGGCATCAACTGCGAAGCCACGGGGATCTGCTGCTGATCCAAAAGCAAAGCGAGCGCGAGGGAGCGCGTCGCGAAACTCCAATAGCACTGCTCCAGGACGATTTTCCTGGCGCGATCCCAAAAGGTATTGCAGGCGCCCGCGGTGGCTGATTGCTCAGTCAGCGATTGAACGCGCTGCGAGCTATCCAAATAGCTCAACGCTAAGTTGTAGCAATCTAGCTGTTGGGCGCCTGCCACGGATTATCTCCCGTACAGGCTTTTGGCGTAATCCTTGTCTTTATCCTTGAGCGCCGGGGAGTCGCCAAATTCGGCGCCCATATGCGTCAATGTCAGGGAAACGCAAACACCGTCCACATCGCCGTCTGCATCGAAATCGGAGGTCGATGCGTGGCAAACCGTGCCGATGCCTTCCAGATGAAATTCCGTCCCCGCGGTCGGCATGTCTTCGATGCCCAATGCCTTCAGGTCTTCTTCATCCAAATGGATCGAGTGCCGGTAAACGATTGCCGGTGGTTCTGGCGATTCCCCCGCCATTTCCGGCTCCCGACCCAGGTGGACCATATCGGCCATTACATCATCCCGATATTGCTTTGGACGTTGTACTCCAGCCATTCCATTTCGATGATGTAACGCACCGTGCCGCCGGCACCCTGGGCTGTGGGGCCGATGGTGGCAACAATGCCTTCCGGCCCATAATAGGTGCCGAGTCCAGCGACCGGAGAATTCCCGCTCTGGAAGTTGATGGGAAACCCCACATCCGCCGAAACCGCCTGGAAAGTATCTGCCACGGTTTCCGGAAAAGCCGAGGCTGCGGCCAATGTCTGAGATCCTGAAGCAAACAGGATGGCATTCGAGTCGAGCGTCCTGGTTCCCGCAGTAGTCGCCGCGGCGGTCGCTGCGCGCATGGTGCAGGTAGGTGCGGCATCTGCAAGCGAATTCTGCATGTTGGTCGGCGCAGTCAATACAATTGCCGTGCCGCCCGTATCATCGGCCGACCAGGAGCGGGCAATATAGGCTGCGGCATTGATTTCCTGGGCCGTCGTGAACGGAGTCACGAGGTTCGCAGTCACGGACAATTTCGTGACCAAAGCGCGGATATAGTTGGCGGAAGCCCAACGCGCCGAAAAGATGGGGGCATTGGCCGCAAGGCCGGTGGTCAAGCCCGTGGGAACGGCGATCCGGTAGTGCCCTACCGGAACTCCATTCAGGAAATTTAAGACTCCCGCTCCCATTACCCGGCTCTGTGGACCCGGTTGATTGGGCCGCGCGGCATGGTCATGCGCGGCAGATTCGCCGGTTCATCGGCGCTACGGATGATGCGCTGGATGGGGACCGCCTTTTGCTCACCGGCATCGCCAAATTCCGTACCGAGCGGATAGATACCGAGTGGCGTTGTTTTCGGCACTTCGCGCATCCAGCCGCCCGAGAAGCGCTCGCCACGGAAGGGGCCGCGCTTGACATTGATGACTTCGCCATCAGGGGCAAAGTCGGCATGAACCGGATTACCGTCCCGATCGAACCAGGGTTCCGGCTCCGACCAATCGCCGGTTGGCTCACCCTTGGCATCCTTCAACTCAATCGCAGGGTGCATGCGGATCGGCATCTGCCCATCCGGCCCATTCAACAGATCGAACACCTCGCCGGCTGGGCGCTGGATGTTATCGTAAAAGCCGTCCCTCGTCGCTTGAACTCGCATCGGTCGGTTCCTCTTTTCGTTTGTCGGTCAGTGCGGGTGCCTCGATGGTCGCCTGGTCCGGGATGATTTCCATCCATGAGGGAGCATAAAGATGGCGTGGGCACCGAAATTCATCACCCGGATATCGCATCCAGTTCCAATAGCCGCGCTGTGTGGCGCGAACCATGAACCAGTCGGGAAGCTCCGCAGCCACTTCCTTTGAAGCGGCTGCGGGAACTTTTTCGCCCTTTGCGATGAACTCTGCCATTACGACAGGGTGTAGCCGGCCTGATACAGCGTGTTGTCCTGCGCGTCGCGGGTCAGGAAGGCGATGATCGAGCCGCCTGTCAGAACCGCGGTTGCGATGATGATGTTGATCCCGATGTAGCGCAGCCAGCCATTCGGGTTCAAAGTCGCCACATACGGGCCTGCCCTGGGTAGCGGCACTTTGAAGAACGAGGTCGTGCTGAATTTGCCGCCATTGTAGGCTTGGGCGCCGCCCGTGATATCGGCCATCACGGTCGGGGTAGTGAGCGCAGCGGCAGCAGAACTCACCAACTGGATATCGATGGTCGCGCCGCCACCGGAGGTGGGTGCGACAGGGAACACGATATACAGCCACGCCGGGTAGCCCATGCCGAAATCCCGGCCGGCATTCGCGATCGGCGCCTGAGTATTCTGGCCGCCCAGGGGGCCGGAATCGATCACGTTGTTGAGCGCGGTCGTCGCTATCGCAGTCGGGATCAACTGCGAGGGGACATATCCCGGAGTAATGATCGAGCTTGCGCCGGTCGTGAAGCAATTTTCGTTGTCGATGAACATGGCTGCTGGCTCCTAGGAAATCTGCGCTTCGGTATTGAGCAACTGATCCACCCGGCGGATCGGTACACCCTCAAACCCAAGCTCGAACTGGTTCAATGCAGGCTGGATGGTCACTGCCTGATTGGACCGGCTGAGGCCCTGAAGTCGCAGGAAGCTGTAGATCGTGCGATTCATGTAGAACACCGGGCGGCACCCCTTTAGGGACGGCGGCCGGTCGAGCGAGCGAGACATGGCCGCCACAAGATCGATGGTGGTCGATACACCCGCCGAGACGAGGTTCGGCACGTTGATGTTCGCGATGCGAACCCCGTAGCGCCAATCCCTCAAAGCAAGACCGGGTTCCCACACGAACCTGTCCTGGTATGCCCGCATGTAGCCGGAAGTCATGCCGACTGCGCCGCCGGCAACCTGCGTCTGCACCGTCTGAAGGCCATAGTCCTCATGCTCAAGGCCGGCCATCGTGCCCTTCGGGAAGATGCCGCAGACCGTATCCTCGCCCCAGCCCAAGAGCCAGATGGAGGTGTTGGTCGAGCCGGTGCCCGCCATCGAAATGATGTTCTGCTGATTGATCGCATTGGCGATCGCACCGTAGCGCGGCGCAAGCCCCAAGAAGGTGCCGGGATTCGCCAGCACGTTGCCGTAGAACAGCGTCGAGACGAACTGCTGGTTCATGGCCTCCAGGAAGGGCTTGGCTTCCGAGAGCCGCAGCGCTTCGACGTTGCCGTTCAAACGCCCGAGCTTTTCATCGATCACCGACCAGCCTTCGAGGATGGCGCAAGCGTCATCGATCTGACCGACCGTGGACTTCGATGACTGCACACCCGTATTCAGGAGGCGGAAAGTCACATTCGGCAGGCCGGTGCGCTGGGTCGTGCGCATGCCGGTTGGCAGGTTGCCTTCCACCCAGAGCATGTCTGAGAGGACTTCATTCTTTTCGTTCAGCAGTTCGGCAATGTCGGGAACACTGCCGTCCGGATCAAGACGCTGTGCAAAGTCAGTCAGCGTCAATACTGTGCCGCCTACAGTGGCCATGGTTCAAATCTCCTAGTTGGTGCGGGCGTTCTTCACGAGATCGCCGCCGCCATAAAGTTTCTTGGAAGAAGGTAGCTTTTCCGCTCGGCCCGATGAATCTTCGGTCTGCGGTGCTTCCTCCATGGCTGCACCGATACGATGAAACATGCGGACCAGAGTCGGGTTGTTGACCAGCCCCATTGCCGTCAAGGCATCCCGCTCTTTCTGAGTCGTGAATTGACGCAAGGCATCCGTGATGCGTCTTTCCGTTCTGACAAACTTCAATCCGCCCAATTCCGGGTCGGCTTTGACAGCAGCCAGATCGGCTTCGATCATCATCGGGATCAGCGCTTGCTGCGCCTGTTCGTAGGCTTCCGCCAGGGCTTGCGCATTTTTTGCGCTCACGCCGGCTTGCTTAAGAATCGGCGTGATGGCAGCCACAATCGCCGGGTTGACTTCTTGTTCACCGATTTTGAGCGCGTAGCTTTCAGGCACGGCGTCTGGATCGGCAACTTTATCGGCGGCGATTTTGTCCGCGGCAGCCTTGTCCGCGATTGCCTTATCGGCAACCACCTTGTCGCCGGCCTTGTCGGCAGGGACAACAACTGGTTTCTCATCGGCAACAACAGGCGCAGCAATTGCCTTGTCGGCAACCGCTTTCACGTCCACAGGAGGGGCAGGATCGACTTTCGTCGCAGGAGCAGAGGCCGGGTCCGGCGCTACCGTCTTACTTGAATTTTCAACAGGAGGTTTGGTTGGTTCGGCCATTGCGGCCAGAACAATAGTGCAATTTCTCCGAAGTGGTGCCTATAATCCGCCAAAGTCGGTAAATGTCGCCAATTCTGGAGAATAAGCCACCATGCCAACGGCGCGAATTAATCGGCAACTCGAACTGCTAACCGCAATCGAGGCGGCGAAGATTTTAGGTGTGACCACCAGCACACTCAATAATTGGACCAAAAACGGCGATGGGCCGCCACGAAGAAAAATCGGCAAACGCTATTATTATCAACGAATCACTCTGGAGAACTGGCTTGCGCAGAGCGCTCCTGTTCCTCAATCAAGGCCCAAGCATCCTCGTCCCTTTGGCGCTGTAATGCTTCCTGTTGCATGAGAATCCAAGCTTCCGGGGACGACTCAACGATTTCCGCATAGATTGCATGACCCATGGCGGCAAAGCCGCAATTCCTGCCCATGATCGCAGCGTTGGTGCTGAAGTGATCGGTGAACATCCCCGCCTTCGCCATCATCCGATACAGAAAAGTTCTCACCCGTTCGTCTTTCAAGATATCGCGCAGCGAGCGCAACTGATTGACCCGTTCGATATCAGATCGCGCCTGGTGCGCTTCCTGCGCCGTTTCTTCGTCCTTGAAATTTTCCCGATTAGGTTTTGCCACGATAACCCCAGCAGATGGTGTGGATGAATTCCTTGCAATGCGTGCATTGCACCGAACCGTCGCGATGCAGGCAGAAGTCCTGGGATTCAAATTCGCAGCGATGTACCCACACGTATTCTTTTCTGGGCGCGAACTCGATTATGTTTGACGGCTTCTCATCAGGCATTGCCTTGCGGCTGCGCGCCTAGCAAGGAATCAGCAGCGGTCCCCTGCCCAAGCGGCGTTTTTCCCAGGTTGGCAAGGGCCTGCGAACCGACTTGCGCCGTTTGTAGGGCCTGGGCCTTGGCTTTGTCTTGAGCCGCCTGCTTCGCGCGTATAGCTCGAACTTGATCCGCCTGGTCGGTTGATATGACCACTTCCGGAGGTACTGACAATCGATCGGCAACAATATCGATGGATCGGTCAAAATCGATCTTATCCAGTACGTCCGGTTTGGATGCCGCAGTGGACAGCACATAGGTTATGAGTTTTTGAATACCGTTGATTTCATCTTGCCGCTGCGCCTGCGCCAGAATTGAAATGTACTCAATGTCGGTTTCCTCGCCACGCATCGCAGGCGGCGGCGGCGGGAAAATCATCTCAACTCCCTTCGGCAATCGCTTTCCCGCAGCCATATATTGCCACGCAACGCGCGATCGGCGCATGCCAATATGCAGCACTTGATCGATTTGTTTCCCATAAAGTTCATTATTGAGCCGCGTCAGGACAGGCCCCATCTCCAAGATGCGCTCCTGGACGCGCGCCTGAATTTCGGTTGCGGTGATTCCTGATTTAAGCTCATCGCCCATCGATTTGAGCATTTGGAAAACGTCGGTGTAGAGTGAGCCGCCGATACGGCCGCGCATGTCCTTGATATCTTCCAAGGCTCCCGACGTGTCGGGTTTTACTTCGTACAGGGGCTTGACGCCGAAACTATTGGCCGCCGCGCCTTCGAGCCACGTCACATCTCCGGGGAGCATGGAGACGCGGGTTTTCTTCAAGTTGGCATCGCCAATCAGGGGCGGGTCGAGCGACTTGTCGATCGCCTGGGCTTTTCGCCGCTGCTGCACCTGGAGGCTTCGCGCATCCCCCAAGCAATCCATGGCCGGCGAATGGCCCCATGCGTCATCAGAATTCAAGTCCCAGCGCGCAACATGTTCCGGGAATATGTCATAGCCGGAAAGCTCCAGAAGCTGGAACGGATCGCCGCCACGCTCATAGAACACGCTGCGCCAGTATTTGTCTTTGGCAAACGGGGACCCCGGCAGCCGGTCACGGTTTTCCTCGATCACCTGGAAAACTTCCATGCGCCGCTCATCAGAACGGTTGAGCCACAGCGAGCGGGTCGCCGGGGAGATATTCTTCCACCCCGGAGAATTGATATTGTAGGGATCTTCCACAAATCGATGAACAATTTGGCTTGCGGTCCATTTGAATACCCGCATCCACACATTCACCCGGTAGGTCGAATCCTGGCTGATCCAATACTCGCCCCAGGTTCTGGGGACATAGTTCATCAGCGGCTGCTGTCCCCAGCGCGGATCGTAGGGAACTTCATAGCCGCCGATATTGCAGGTTCCGAAAGTCCCCAATTCCCGATAGGTCGGCTCCATGGCGTCGTAGTAATTTGATTCACCGAAGACTTTCAAAACGCCATTGGTCACGGCCTCGCACCATTCGGGGACGCCTTTTTGCTCCAACAGCGCAAGTTTTTTCGGCTTGATGCGTATCCAGGGGCGCATCGGATTGGTGACGGAGGACATGAGGCCGGCGGCGAGGGTGCGAATTCCCAGCACCGGGCAATTATCGATGATGTACTGCATTTTCTTGGTGCCGCGATTCGGATCGCCGCCATCATCGAGATAGCGTGTGCGGTAGGGAAGAAAATTGTTCTTCAGATCGAGAATGTGCGGGCGCCACGATTCGCGCTCGATATCGAGTTGCGTGCGCAGCATGTCATAGCGGGTCTTCGGCGGCGGTGCGGAGCGCGGTCCTCCGCGTTGCCGATAGAGGGTGCTGCCGCGAGCGGAATTAGTAACCGAGCCAGGATCGACGCCCAGAAGCTCGCCAGCGCTCGGTGCATTCAGCGGATTGAGATCCTGACCGCTGCTCATTGGCCCAGCAGCGTCTTGCCGCCCATGTTCGCCGGATTCAGCATTTGCCCTGAGCCGCCGCCGGGAGTGCCGATGGTTGATTGCAGGCCGCCGGCAATGGATTCGCGGCGCATTGCCGCCTCATTGGCGTTTTGCACCGACTGATCAACCTGATCGGCCGGCATTTGCGGTGATGGCGGGATCACCGGCCGGCGTCCTCCCATCAAGCGGCTGGCGAGAAAGGAGGTGCCTAAGCCAATGCCGGCGCCCCCCAAGAGGGAACCTGCGGCTCCGCTTGCCAGCGCGCCGCCATAGGCCCCAGTGGCTCCCGCGGCGGCGACCCCGGAGAAGTCCGCACCAAACAACGCTGCTGATCCCGCGGTAAAACCCATCAGATCCTCTTGGCTCGAATGATATCGGCAATCTGGTAATCCATGCGCTCCAGCAGATGATCGAGCGGCGTATCGTATTTGGCGTGCCACAACATCAACTGCGCTCCCGCCTCTTTCGCCATTTTGACCGTCGCATTGATCAAATTTAAGCCGATGCGCGAGTTTCGCATTTCGGGAACCAAATACAGCACATCGTTCTGGCAGTAGATCAAATCGGCGTAATGTAAATGAGAAAGGAAAAAATTGGCTGAATAGCCGATGGTTTCTTCGCCCCGGAAAGCGATCAGCGAGAACAACCGGCCCTTGGCCTCCAGTTCACGGTAGCGTTCAAGATCGGGCTTGAGGATCGATAAATCCTTGAAAACCGCCACCTCGTCGCGATGCCTCGCAAGCAGCGGTTCGGCAAGCGCGTAGCCTACATCGAAGGTGACAGCCCGGATTCCAACCGTGTCGGACACTAGCGTTCGCTGTGCATGACCCCATCTGAGGGGAAGTCGTTCAGCGGCCCTTCGCTGTAATGGACCACGGCATCCGCTTTGTCCTTGATGGAAATATCCGGTCGTTCGGCATGCTCCGGCACTGGGGAATCACGCCCCGGCGCGTGCTGCTTGATGGTATCGGAGGCCAGCACTCCAGACTCATTCCCTTCATGCTTGTTGAATGGATTCATTCCATTAGGCTCGACATGTCGCTTCTGGATCAATTGCTCTTTTTTGGACGAGAGCGGTGCGCCCTTGGCCGGCCCTGGAACCGTGTCCCCACCCAGGTTCCCGATATGCTGTGAAAAGCCCTGGTTGCCGTTCGGATAGACCTTGTGACGAACATGGGAATGCTCGACGCCGTTGGGGCCGTCCAATCCGTTCATTGAATGCTTTTTGCTCATGTGAGTCTGGTTTCCTATGTGGTAGCGGGTTGCCGAGTTGAACGGCCTTTCGAGTTTATGAGGCTCGCGTGACTCCGGTTCACTTACCCGCTTTACCGTACAACTTTTTGGCGCGAGACGCATCTTTTTCGCCCCGCCGCCGTCCGCCATGATTCCACTTGCGGGCATTGGCGGCAAACACGGCGCGTTTGCGCTCTGCCGGGTCTTTGGATTTCTCGCCTTTCTTGATATCTGCGGAGGTGATTTTCTCGCCCGGTTTCTTGCCCACATCCTTGTGGAACAGCCCCTTGTGGCTCGGCTTGATATCGATAGCCATGCTCATGCCCTCTGCAAAGGATCGTAATCGGTCTTGGCGTGACTATAATCTCCCGCGCCCCCGATTCCCGCAAGTGGGTCGCTGTCCCTGGGTGCCACGGGGAAAGCGAAGGTGCAGGCGAGGGCATCGGAATGGTCGGGGGAGTGGCCGAGCTTGGCCTTGATGAAATCCTTGTCTTCGATCAGGATTTTATCGCCGCGGAAGGTGTATTCGGTGACGGTGAGTTCGGCCTGGACTTCCTGCGCCCACTGCCCCGGCGCGATGGCGCCGCCGTTTTTAATCCATTCGCAGAGTTTCCAGAGAATTTCCGAGCGCTTGTTGTAGAACTTGGGCTCGATTGGCTTCCCAGCAAATTGCACTCGAATTGCGGAGATTCCGATGCGTGCAAGCGAATCAACCACGCCATCCCCAAATCCGCCGGTTGCGTCCACCATAACGGCATCTGCTTTCCATTCCTCCATGAGAACCGCGATTCTTCCCGCCACATCGTCCGGGTGAGCGTTGCGCATCATCACCGGCTCAAAAGCGGCAAGGCCCTGCCGTGGCCATATTACCGTGGCATCGTCCCCGTAGCGCGCCACATCGACGCCAATGACCTTGGCGGCCCGGTTGAACGAGGATAGTACCAAGTGCCGGCCGATCGCCGCCGACACCTCATCGGGGCCAATGAGCGCGTTGAAACTCGCGGGCGGGAACTTGCCCATGATGTTGACCAGCACCCAGGGGTGTTCCCGGCCATGGGTACGAATTTGTTCCTGGCACCACGTTAGAGACAGCCGAGGCGTGCGCAGAGGATCATCAGGATCGCCCGTGATCTCAACCACCTTCCACAGCGCGCGTTCCGAGGTCGCCGCGCGATACAGAGGTCCCTTGAGGGCAGTCGGATTACCAGCCTGCACGATATGGGCGCGCTTGCCATCGCCGGGGACGGCATTAGCGAGCACGCCTTCGGCAGCGACCATGATGCCATCGGGCATTCCGCCACTTTCATCAAGAATGACCATGACGTTGTTGGCGTGCAGTCCCTGGATGGTTTGCGCAACAGCGGCGTCGTCTGCGGTCTTCGACCACGTGCGCATTTCGCAGTACCAAGTACGCTCATAATCGCGGTTCAACTCAGGTTCAAGGTCGGTGATCGACGGCACGTAAATGCGTGTTGCCGTCATCACGTAAGTCTGCTTGATCCACACCGATTTGTCGCGCCACAGGGCAAGCTCTTTCCACAGGTTGTTTCGGGCGTTTGCCCCGGAATTCGAGATTGCCGCGATATTGGCGTTCTCAAAGAGCATGAACCACCAGATGATCCAGGCGAGGACACAGGTTTTTCCGGGGCCTTTGCAGGCTTGCATGGCAACACGCCGATCGCCATCTCTGACCCAGTTGAGCACCATGGCCTGCCAGGGATCGGGTTCTACCCCAAAATTATCGCGAACGAACTGAACCGGCTCTTTTTGCCATAACTGGAAGCGAGCGATGGCTTCAGCTTCATCGGCTTGTTCAACTTCCATTGCCAAGGAGCGGCGCCTTTTCTTGTTCGATGGTCGCCGGCACCGTCACCTTGGCGCCGGCCTGCACGATCAACTGCACGATCGAGCGCGGCCCTGCCTGCGGTGCGGCGCGCTCGAATAGCTTCTGGTAGTCACCGAGCATTTTGAGGGCTTCTTTTTTCAGCCCCCAGGTCGGCTTGCCTTCGAGCATGTCAGGCGGCATAAAAGCGAGAAATGCGGTTTCCTTCAGCACTTGGGTGACGGAGATTTTCGCCTCATCCCAGGAACGAGAAAGCAATTCATACAAAGCAGCGCGCACCACAGGGCGTTGCATAATTCGGTGGGCGCGCACTCGCGCCCTGCCGCCAGCACCGCGATAACCCGCAATGCGTATAGATTCTTCGTCTGTCTTGCCTTCCGCTTTAGACTGCACAAAGCGAAGTTCCTGCGGAGTAAGGTAATAGAACGCGCTTTTGGTTTGTTCTTCGCGTTTCTCTTGATCTTGGGCGGCCTTGCGTTCCTGCCGCTCCATCTTTTTCGCGGCGGCATCGATGGCGCGCTGTGCGAAAGTCTTGGGCGGCCTGCCAAGGCGCTTCTTGCCGGTTGCCGGGTCAATTCTCGTTTCGTCGTCCACGGGGGATATCCTTCGCCGGCACCACTGCCTGCGAATATTTATTGACGCGCTCGACGGTATTGGCAACGCCGGCATCCATATAGTCCTGGCGCCCTTCCTGGGTGATCAGGCCAAGCTCGATCAACAGTCCCCACAGCGCATTCAATTCCGCGGACAGGCCAAGAACAGACACTTGCAGCGCGTTCGCTTCAATCGGCCCGGAGCGATCGATCATCAGCATCACGCAGCGTCCCAGGTGGTGCATGCGATTCGCGACCCGATCCGTCAATTCCCGGTCGGTGGCTTTTTGCGGCGGCACTTTCCCCGGCATCTTCTTGAGCCACCAGCGGGCGACAACGCGCTCCATCATGTCTTCGAGAACATCGGCATCGAGTTGCCCATCGCGAAACAGGGCAAGCTTCGCTTCAGCCACTTCGTACTCCAGTTGCGCGGCAAGAATCTCGGCAGCGGTGCTCATAAGTCTCTCCTGGGTAGGTATTTACGATCCATCTGCGCGCGGGCTTGATTGGCGCTCTTACGCGCACCGCCTGCCTTGTAGCCAGCAGCCAGAAGATCAAGTTCAGCGAGCGAGTTCTGAAATTCTTTCGGCCGCAGCTTGCAGGGAAGATTCCAGCGATCGGAGCGGCGGCTCACTTGCGTTTACGAATCACGCCGTTCGCCTCTTTGATCGCTTCGGCATCCGACAACCCGCGCTCGCGTGCGGAATTGGCGATATCTCGCCACTGCCGTTGCTTCTTCGGTGAATTGGCCTTCTTGGTCTTCGAGTGAGCGTCGCTAGGTTTCCACGGCATGTCAGTTAACTCCCACGATTTTCGACTTCTCCGGCTCTGAGTGCTTGGCCCGAAGCTCGTAGATCCTGATCCCCGGCTCCGGGGTCTCCACATGGACCTCGAATTCCCCCAACTCGTTCAACTCCTTCTGGGTCAGAACGAGCCGGTTGGTGCCGCGCTGGCGCATCTGCAAAGCCGCCAGGGTCCGAATCTCCCCGCGGACAGCCTCCAGCAACAGCTTCATCCGGTCCCGCTCTGCCCTCGCGTCCATCGTCTCCACAGCCGCCTGCATCAGCGCCTGATCCTTCGGCAACTGGAAAATCTTGGTCCCCAAGACGGCCTCGATCTCAGCACGGAACTTAGCGGTTTGCATCAATCCCCCAGGAAGTGCCCTGTTTGAATTATTAGCACGGTTTTTGTAACAAGCAAATGAAATCGCAAATCGACCAGCCAAGGCCCCGAATGATCGGAAAACACGGGAAAACACTTTTGGTGATTGGCGGGAATTAGCGGAAAAAAATATGGGAAATAGGAGGGACGTGGGGATTGATCTGTGGGAAAAGGGGTGAAGGGGGCGCGCGCCAAAGCATGCTTACCGGGGCCGCCGGCTCGATCGCTGGATGGTCTGATTAGGATGGTTCGGCGTGGGAAAGCATGCTTACGGAAGCGAGTCGAAGGTACGCGAAGTGCGCATAATAAACATTATGTCAAACGCTCATTCGTTATCAATCAACGACTTGGCTTAATATTTAGCAAGACATGTGGTTTTAATCGTGCTAACGTTCCACGTGGAGCAATCAAATCGATTGTGCAGCGCAGGTGGTTGTTGCGCGCACTTGGCCGCGTAAATGGAGGTTCACCGCATGCCCGACGCAAACTCAATCGCCAATGAACTCTTATCGCGCCGCATTGATCTCATTCCATCGCGCAAAGCCAGAAACGCTTTGAAATTCATCAATGAAGGCGCTCCCCACTCAAAAAGATGCAGTCGATGCAAGGAGATTAAACCGCTGGATCAATTCAGTGTTCATGCGAAGTGTCGGTTAGGACACAATGCGCGATGCAAGGGGTGTATTAGGCGATCAGGGATAGAGTACACGCGGCGGCTGAGGGAAGGCGCGGCGGGACGAATGCGGCCTGATCGATGTGATTCGTGTGGTGAGCCGAACTGCGCGCGCCGCTCGCTCCATTACGATCATAACCACGTAACCGGGTTGTTTCGCGGTTGGCTCTGTCACCGATGCAACACTGCGCTTGGGCAAATGGATGATTCGGTGGCGAAGCTGCAAAGCCTTATAAAATACCTACAACGTGGTGGCGGGCCGGGACGCAAGCGACGATTGCCATTCACAACGATCCCCTAACCATTCGCTCTGAACTTAGCTTCTGCTGCGCTCATAGCGTGCAGGGATACTTCTGGGACTGGATCGGTTGTAGGTGGCTGGAAGCCCATAGTGAATGTGCCGTTAGGTGTTTGAATTCCAGCCATTCCGCGATGATCGGGAGGGCGCTTGACTGCCTTGAGGTGTGAGTACAGTTCGCCAGGTGCGAACGGTGATTCGGCCTCGATGCTGGGTGGTGCCGATCCGTTGTGTTCACAGAACGCGAGCCATCCCTCATCGAAACTAGGCCATTCCTCAGCCACGTAGGCAGCGATGAATGTTTCCCACGATTTGGACGGATTCAGGCCATAGCGCATAGCGATGTGAATGCGCTCGACGGTGAGTTTCGGTGTCTCTATGGCCGTGGGCGCTGATTTCTGGAGAATCGGCTTTTTGGCTTCAATAGGCGCCGGCCGCGGCACTTTTGAGGATTTGCGCACATCCTCGGGTGGTGTGCCGATGTAGGAATACTCAAGCTTGCGTTGAATTCCGAGCTTCTTGAGAATACCGGGGCCTGCCTTGCGGGTGCCATGCAACAGCATGTGCAGGGTATTTTTGGCGATTCCTAGCTCTTTGGCTAAGTCCACCTGGGTCAATCCGTGGCTCAAGCGGCGAACGATCTCCAGTTGCACCATGTTTTTCGCCATCAGTCGTCCTCGTCATCATCCAGGAAGGGCGCGCACTTCTCGATGCCCCACCAGCCAAGGCCGATCACAAGGGACGCGAGCATGACGTACCAGAAGACCATGCGCCGATTCTACCTGAATGTGTTGATGAGTTTCCAGCCTCGATAATCCCACACACCTTCATCTTCGTTGAGCTTGGCGAACTTGGCCAGATGCTGAGGCGGGATGCAGACCTGAACGCGCTTTTCCCGATCCGGTTTATGAATCTCGTACCAGTCAAGAAGCGCCGTGACGATCTGCAAATGCGTCCTCGGTTTGGCTCTGATCTTAGTCTTGTCTTCCAGCATCGATAACCCCTAGCCCAGTGGTGAAAGACGCACGGACCCCCTTCGGGATCGTATGTCTAGCCCATATGGAGCCAAGCCGCTGCATGCTTCATTCGGCATCGCTGCCGCCCCTTGTCGCGCTCCCATGCTATACGCTGCGCGCCGGATGTTCAGGGCCTCTGGTTCCGGTTTAAGCCACTGCCGCCCAGCTTTAGCCGCCAGCAGTAGCCGAGTTGTGTGGGAGGTCGGTGGTGGACTATGATTCGCGCTAGGCGACAAGCCCGGTTCACTTCGCTGCCCTCACAGCACTGAATCGACCCCGCCAGGTGGTTTCGCCTGAGCGGGGTTTTTACGTTGTACACCCCCAGATCCCCATAATGCAATAGTCGTTTTTTGACAATAGTGGCGCATTTGAATAGGGTGACGGCACTGCGGAGCCACACCCCTTTGCGTCACTGGCCCCACGCGGCGCCGGCCGGTCATGCAGCCGAGTCCGGTGCCGCCCTCCCTTCGCAGCGCGGGCGCTCCCGCACATCACAGCCATCGAGCAGCCGATAGATCGTCAACGGGAACCGATCTCCCTGGTTGATGCGCTTGCGAATGACCCCACAATAAATACAGCGCGCATGCTGCGTATCACGATCGTGGGCCGTGATGCGCCAGAAATGCCGGTCAGAAGGATTCACAGTAATTGGCACTGCCGGCAGCGTAAAGCACGCGCGATCTTTGCCACCGTATGCGGAAACGCCCTGGTAATGCCGTTTTCCCACTGGCTGACGTTTGATTGATTGGTTTTGAGAATCTTGGCGAGCGCGCGTTGCGAGAGATTCTTGGCTTTGCGCGCCTTTGCCAGTCCTTTCAATATTTTCATTCGATGGCCCCTTGCAATCATGGTGAATAGCCATCATACTACCAACTCGATAGATTTTCATCAACTGACATAGGGCTAAAGAACCATGCCACGAAAACACTTCAAGGCGCTTTCAGCAGCAATGCTTGCCTGCAAGCCGGTGGACATTTACACCAATACCCAGGCGCGAGAGGCTTGGTAAAAAACAGTCGAAGCGATAGCGGCGGTTTGCCGGGAATCCAACGCTCAATTCGATCATTCAAAGTTTTGCGATGCGTGCGGAGTCCCGGACTAATGAGCCGCGCCTATAAGCTCGCCTGCGGCTGCCTGGTCGATGCCGAGACGGATCGACTCAAGCAGTTTTGTTCCGGCTGCGGGACCGAGTATCAAGCTCGCCACGCGCAAGCACAGATCGATCACCAGAATTCAACTTCATGCGCCGGACTGGAGGCCCCGGCGCATCTGGTTGGAGACTCCAACACGGCCGCCGGGACCGACTCCCTGCAAGAAAATGGAGAATTGTTCCTATGAAAACTGGAAAAAGCCTGACCGAACTCGCTCAAGAGATTGAGCGGCGGGCAGCGGCTAAACAGGATTTCATCGCGCCTGTCGGCAAGATGGAAATGGTGGTCTACGACGCCAAGCCTGCGATTGCCCTGCAAAATGGAGACGTGAAGACCTTTGGTGTCAACACGGTTGCCCACAACCAGATCGCGGAGTATGCCGGCATTCCCGCCGCCTACTACAAGCGGATGGTTGCGGAAGACCCTGAACTGTTGGCAACGAACGTCAATCGCTGGCTGCACGACGAAGCGAAAACCGGGGACAAGCGGATGGTCCGTACCCTGGACGGTTCTGTGCGAGCGTTGCTGTCGAACAAATATCGTACCCTGGAGAACGAAGACCTTGCCGAAGTGGTCATCCCCACACTTTTGGACAAGGATTTTATGATCCTGTCGTGCGAGATCACTGAAACCCGGATGTACATCAAGGCGGTTTCGCGAGAAATCGAGCGCAACATCCCCACGGGACACCGGATGGGTGATGGCACGCATACGATTTTCGATTGTGTGGCCCCGGCGATCACTATCTCTAATTCAGAGGTGGGATTTGGCGCACTCTCGATCGAGTCCGGCATCTGGACCAAGGCATGCACCAACCTCGCGAGCTTTGGCGCCAAAATGCGCAAGTACCACACGGGCGCACGGGCGGAACTCTCGGATGATGTGTATGCGCTTCTGACCGACAACACCAAGAAATTGACCGACGCGGCCGTGTATGGCCAGGTGCGGGACATTCTTGGGGCCGCGGTCAACCCGGCTCAGTTCGATGCCACCGTCGAAAAACTGAGCGATGCCGCCAAGGATCGGCTTGGGGACGATGTGGTGGAGGTGGTTGAGCGCACCGCCAAGCGTTTCTCGCTGGGTGAGGGTGAGCGCAAGGGCATCCTCGCGCGCTTGATCGAAGGCGGCGATCTATCCCGCTACGGGCTGCATTCTGCCGTTACGCGGCATTCTGCTGACGTGGAGGAATACGACCGCGCGACCGAGCTTGAGCGCATCGGCGGCCAGATCATCGACCTGCCGCGCTCTCAGTGGAGCGAAGTGCTAAAGGCAGCCTAAGAGCCTCAGCCGTAGCCCTGGAGCAATCCAGGGCTATTACGGACGCTCTGTAGAGATTTTATGACGCGACGCGATTACGAATTACTCGGGGATGCCCTTCGCGGCTCCCTGATTCTGGCCGGCGGTCGGCATGCGCCCTACTTTGTCGCGCAGCATGCCCTGTGCTGCGAGCGAGTCGCGGAGGCAATTTTCAATCTCAATCCCAGCTTCGATAAGGAGCGATTTATCAAAGACTGCAAGCCCGTGGAGGGTGCACAATGAAAACCAAGATTTGCGCCATGCCGAACTGTATTAATGAATTGACGGAGAACGCGCGCTCTACTTTTTGCGTCAACTGCCGCGCCTCCTGCGGGCGCTGGAGCCGGCGCCGGCCGGCTGAAATCCTGGAGCGGCGCCCCAAGCTGCACCTCTATGATGCGCGCATGGAAGAACTGCCGGGGCAGTCAGCCTTCGTCATGGTCAAGTGTAAATGACGCGCAAAACCTATTCACCGCAGTTCAAGGCGGATGCGATCAAGCGGCTGGCCAAGGAATCGGCCGCGGCAATCGCTGCTGATCTCGGGGTAGCGCATTCCATGATTCACGCATGGCGCAAGAAGCAGACTTCCAGCAAAAAGAACAAACCGCCGCCGAAACCAGCCACCAAAAGCAATTCGGTGCGCGATGCCATTGGTTTTCTACGCCATGCGCGGAAAATCGGCCGGGTGGAAGACACTGTGTATCTGCTTTCCATGCTGGCGTTGGCCACGCTGGAGGGCAAACTGTAGTCCACACAGTTTTGTGGGCAATTTGAATGGAGGTAATAGCAATGTGTGAAGATGGGAAATCGTGTGTAACCAATGTCATTTCCGTGCCTATCGAGCAGGAAACGGCTAGCGTAATCCTAAAGTCGATGGAACTCGCCACGGAAGTTGTCAACAAAATGTTGGCCGGTGAGATCGAGTCGGCCGACAAGGAACTCGCCCAGTCTGTTCTGAAATCAATCGAGAAAGCGCAGAGGCGCTTCCAATTGGGCCTTGCGGCTGGCGCGGTGGGCGAGTTGCTGAGGGGTTTCAAAAGCGAGAAACCGGCAGCCGAGCAGCCGGCGACAACTCACTGATCGGAAAGAGCCAGCGTAGCATCCTGGCTCTTTTTTTATGGCCATCGATTTTTTCTTATTGTTCCTTGCCATATTAGCGGCTATGCTTGGCATTGCTCATTGGTACCAGCGGTGGCGCGACCGACGATCGCGATTTATCTCCTACCGGGATATCAAAAGTCACCGGATCACGCCGCAGTTCAACCTTGCAGACTACAAGCCAAAGGATCAACAATGCTCATTGATATCTCGAATAAAACGTATGCGGCTGCGGTGGCAGCGATCGATGAATGCGTCAGCAAGACGCCGAAAGAGAGCGATATAAACAAAAAAATGGGGATCGCGCTTCGGGAACTGCGCTCCGCGTATCACGATGCGTTGATCGCTGATGTGCGCCAAGCGCCGGTTGAGGCCACGAAATGATCGATCCTTTCAAACCCGGCGACATGGTATTTACCGGGCTGCCAGAGAGCGCCATCGTCAAGCGTGCGCCAATCACCGATTCCGCTGCCATCATGGCGATCATCGAGCGCGCCATGGAGACGGATTTCGATCTTAACCGGATCGAAAAGCTGCTGGAACTGAAAGAGCGCTGGGATGCCAATGAGGCGCGCAAGGCGTTTACCGTGGCCATGGCGGCATTCAAGGCTGATCCGCCCAAGATATTCAAAGACACGCATGTACGGTTCAAAACCCAGAAAGGGGAAACCGAATACACCCATGCCAGCCATGCAGAGGTGGTCGAGAAAATTGCCGCCGGCTTAGGCAAGCATGGCTTATCTCACCGCTGGGACGTAAGCCAGGAGCAGAACCGGATTACCGTCACCTGCATCGTTACCCATGCGCTGGGACATTCTGAGCGTATCGTTTTATCGGCGCCGCCGGACGATTCGGGGACCAAGAATGTCATTCAGGCTATCGGCAGCACTATCCATTACCTGGAGCGGTACACAATCTTGTCCATCACCGGATTGACGAGCGCCGATCTTCCTGATGCTGACAACCGCAAAGACGAAGCACCGCCGCTCGCTGATGATGTGCGGATTGCCCTGGAGGATGCCGCCAACGAGGGCAGTGATGCCCTGGCGCTCTGTTTTAAAGGGCTTGCCGAGGAAACCCGCGGCAGGATTGTCGCGGATTACCGCAACTGGTGGACGGACCTGAAAGGCAGCGCGGCGGCCGTGAAGCCGCAGGAATAATGTGAACTTCACTGTTATCGACGCCGAGCAGCGAAGTCCGGAGTGGTATCTGGCGCGCTGCGGCCGGCTCACGGGATCGAAGGCAGATATCTTGCTGGCCAAGGGCAAGAAAGGCGAGGAATCGATCCAGCGCCGCGATCTGCGGCTGCAAATCGCCTGCGAACGAATCACCGGAGTTCCCGATGAGGAAGGGTTTTTCGGTAAAGACATGCAGCGCGGCCTCGAAATGGAACCGCTGGCCTTTGCTGCCTACGAAGTTGCAACCGGGGAAATGTGCCGCAAGACCGGCTTTTTGCAGCACAACACACTGATGGCAGGATGCTCCCTGGATGCCGACATTGGAAATTTCAGCGGCATCGTTGAATTCAAGTGTCCGAAGACCTATACACACCTGATGTACCTGCGCGAACCACAAACTCTGCTCGCTGAATATCTGGCGCAGGTTCGCCACAACCTTTGGATCAGCGGCGCCACCTTCTGCGATCTGGTGAGCTTCGATAACCGGCTGCCGGCGAGACTGCAATTGCTGCGCCTGCGCGTTGAGTGCTACAACGCGGGCATCCCGGATTATGAAATGCTGGCGGTGCAATTCCTGAACGAAGTCGAAAACGAAGTTGCCAAAATAGAGGGGATGACTCATGCCAGAATTTGACAATGATCTGCGCGGTGTTTTGTTCAAAAACACGGACAAGGTGGCAGACAACCATCCCGACTACCGCGGGCAGGCCGAAATCGATCGCGTTCAATATTGGGTGGATGCGTGGATCAAGACCAGCGGTGCCAAGAGCAAAACCCCTGGAGCAAAATTCCTGTCGCTTTCGTTCAAGCCGAAACGCGCAAGCGAGCATCGTGGGGGTGCCGCTAATCCGGCACCGCAGCAATCGACCCAAAACTTCGATGACGACGAGATCCCATTTTGACGGCCAAATCGAATGGCTAGATTTTTGCTCAGGCGCACATTAAGCGGCTGGATTGAAGCCGATGACGCGAGTCGCGCAGCGGCACGCAAGTTCAATGTGGGAGATACTTATAAGGCAGATATCGTCAAGCCGCGGTCCCTGAAAGCACTCAATCGATATTGGGCGCTGGTGGACATTATTCTGGACAATACCGATATGTTCAAAGCCAAGGAACAAGTGAGCGATTACCTTAAATTAGCCTCCGGTCATTGTTCGCCATTCATGCAGCGCTCTACCGGGGAAGTCTATTTGCTTCCTAATTCAATAAACTTCGACTCGCTAGGAGAGGATGAATTCCAGGAAGTGTGGTCGCGAATCATCGATGTAGTTTGCAAGGATATTTTACCAGGAGTGACAGAAGATGAAATCAATGTGGAAATTCAAAAACTATGTGGGCTGGCGCGATGAGTGAGCAACTTCATTTGTTGCAGGAAGGAGAGCGCCGACGCGACGAAGGAATGCAACGCGCCACAGGGCACGCCGATCGGCAAATCCCGAAGTGGTCAGAACGCGCCTATTCTCTGTTGCGCAGCTTCGCCTTTCTGAATCCTGATCGCATCTTCAAAACTGAAGATGTGCGCAAATGGGCGACCCCGGCGTTTATCGAAGAACCGCCAGATAGGCGCGCATGGGGAAGTGTGCTGCGTAGGGCTTCGCTCGCTGGCGTGATCCGGCATGCGGGGTATGGCTGCCATCAAGACCCTTCTAGGCATCGGGGGCTTTCAACTCTTTGGCGTGTCGCGTGAGCAAACTCCGTGATGCGGCCCGCGGGCAGGATTGTATGATTCGCGTCCCTGGAATATGTAATTTCAGGCAGGAGACGACGGTACTCGCGCACTATAGGCTGTCGGGAGTTTGTGGCATGGGAATGAAACCCATCGACCTGATCGGTTCCTGGGCCTGCTCAAGCTGCCATGATGCTATAGATCGGCGCAGCAAGACGGCTTTTACGCCACACCAATTGGATCTGATGCACTTAGAGGGAATGGTCAGAACAATAGCCGCACTACACAAGCGCGGTTTACTTTAGGAATTCTCCAACTACTGGGAACGATCATGACCGAGACTACCTGGCTCACCGACTCGAACGGCAATCGCTGCTCGGTCGAATACTTCGGCTCGACGGAAGCGGCGCAGGCTGCGCTCGATAGCTTGAAGGACTGCGAAAATTGCACTAACTGCTCGGACTGCTCGCGCTGCTCGGGCTGCTCGGGCTGCTCGTACTGCTCGGACTGCTCGCGCTGCTCGGGCTGCTCGTACTGCTCGCGCTGCTCGGGCTGCTCGGGCTGCTCGTACTGCTCGGACTGCTCGCGCTGCTCGGGCTGCTCGGGC